TATTTGCTTGGCGCGTGCACCATCAAAGAACTTAGCCACCTCAGCGCGGATATCGCTTACACTTGCTCCGTTTGCGGTCAGGTTTACGATCTTATCTGTTAGTGCGTCAATATCTGTAATTGTCATGCTCTTAGTAAACTTCTTTACGCTCGAGCGGACTGCCTTGCGTACTTCTGCGGAAGGCTTGTAGTTAAGCTTCTCGCCTATAAGCGCATTCGCAGCCATACCACCGATCATCGTAGCTTCTTCCATGAGAGGCGTGAAAAGGTTTATGCCAAAGCTAATCTCATCATCTACATCAAAGAGCGGCACATTGCTTGCCTTAGCAATACCCTTTTCTTCAATGAGCGCTACAACTGCCATAGTCTTTTCTTCTAAGCGGGTAAGATAGTCATCAAGCTTCTGTGCAAAGCGGGCTTCTACGCTCTCGATCTTATTTATCTTCGCTCGGTGATAGCTCACAACTTCATCATTCGTGAAGAACTCTGAATAGCGCACATCTTTCTTAGGCGCTACGTGTTCGTGTTCAACGAGTCCTTGAGCTTCTTTTACTGCTTCGGCTGCAATCTGCTTTGTCGTTGCAAGTAGGGCTTTTTGCTTCTCAACTTTCTTGTAAATGCCAAGCTGCCTAAAGCGCTTTTCGAAGTCCACGTTCTTAATAGCTTTTGGCATTGCACGTTCTTCTTCTGGTGGTGCTTCTCCGTCTGTTGGGCTTGCTGGCTCTTGGTCTGGAGTAAGCGGGGAAGGCGCAGATCCGAATTCATCTCCACCCTCTACTGGTGCAAGGTCGAACATCTCTCGGGCTTCATTGCGAGTAAGCCACTTGCCATAACCTGCAGTAGCTTCTGCAATATCTTCTGCACTATCCTCTGGGTACGGATCCTCAAAGCCAAAGATAAGAGCGTCCGAAGTTATAGCGGGCAAGTAGAACTCATTCAAGCTATCAACGAAGCTTTGCATTTTAGGCTTGATTACTTCTTTCAGCCAGCCATACAAAGAAGCTTCTGCGTTAGCGCGGTTTACATCTTCGGTTATGCCTAAGCTGACTTTTGTATTGCCGAATATGCTCATCATCTTATCGCGTACCCATTTAGATTGCTCGATGAACTCCATATCGCGCTGCGTGGTGTTCAAGGCTTTAATATCTAAGCCGCCCTCAAGGATCATTGTCTTATGGGCATTACGAGTGCCACCAAATCTGCGCTTAAGGTCGGCTTCAAGCCTGCGCATATTATCTGTGCTAATTTTCTGATCAGTTCGGAGTACGGTGTCAGGCGTGGCGTTATTTAGGAAGAAGCGCTTATTAAAATCTTCGGCATAAATATCTGTGTCGATAGCTTCTAATGCCATTTGGATCAAGCCCATGCCGCGAACTGGGTTTAATGGGTTTGGATTCTTGAAAGGTATCACTTGCTCGGGCGCATAGGTTTCAACGCGCTCTTTGCCGTCTACGATTGTCGTGTAGCGATAGCCTGTTATCTTTACGCCACCGCCACCGATGTAATCGAATAATACTTTTACTTTGTTTGGCTCTAAGATATAGATGTTTTGCTTTGCGTCATCTATGTACCAGAAGCAGTCGCCCGCCATATCCTTGAATGTTTGTGTGCTATATACAGCGTCAGTAAAGCTCGTAAAAGCGTTCAGGCGGTCTAGGCGGTCAAGTGCCTCATGGCTTTCGATTTCAATATACTCTTGCTCGCCATTTATTATTCGTACTTTGTAAAGCTTGAGTTCCATCTTAGAAACAGAAGAAGCCAATGCGTTTAAGTTCGCATAGACCCAGCCTTTGTAGTATTTAGAATAATCGGTAGGATCGCCAGTAATATTATTGCTTGAGGTATATCCGCCAGCCGAGTAAACGGTCTTTTCTGCTACTGGCTGCAATAGCGGAGTATCACTACTCCCACTGTTCGTTGAAGAAATCAGATTTATGAGATTTTTCCACATGGCTTGTTTCGACAACTGTGAGGTTGGCTATACTCCGTTCTTGTTCTTTTGCATAAGCATACTCTGCGAGCGCCCAACTGTCTGCATAATCATCGTGCGCGTTTGGGTCATCTGGGTGATGTACTGATAAGAGTTGTCCTCGGTACTCTTGCTGGAGATCCAACATTTGCTGCCGAAACTTCTCTGACTCCTTTGTACTGTTCTTTGGCAACGTAGTCAATAACTGCTGAATACTAACCTTCAGATTTTTATACATAATGTCCTTGCTCACCGCTGAAAACTTCATGCGATAGAGTCCATTGTTCTCGTCCATAAAGTTTGTCTCTCGCTCAAACATATCTGGCATGAAGTCGCCCTGCCCTGTGCTATCTATTGCAAGCGCCCGAATGTTATAACGGCTTAAGAAGTCGGTGATGATATCGAATTGGTCTTTATAATTCTCTCCCCTAAGCTCTAGCCAGTTAATAAGCTCTTTCTTTTCTAGCTCAGAGTTCCAACGAATAATAGTTACAATTGTGCTATCGGGATGCTTGGCGGTATCTATGCCCGCATAGCATTCATGCTTCTTCTCGTGGTGTGTGCGCCCGCGTTCAGTTGTAAGAGCGTCTAATTCTTCTGCCGTTGTAAACTGTCCTGTGCCAATAAGCCATTTGCCGAAATACGGTCTTTGGATCTCATCGCTCTCTAATCCATACTTTTCTATCTCGCCCTTAATGGTTTGCTCATAAATTAAGTGCAGCGGATCACCAGTTATTTCATACACTGTGCGCCTCTGCTCGGCTATCTTATCGAAGTAAAGTTTATTTGCACTCTCGCCTTGCCCTAAGCGGTAGAAGTTGCAGATACGAGTGCCAGCAGTACCAATCCACACAACAGGCGCGTTTGTACTTGCACGCATAGGGAGTATTTGCTCTTTAACAATCTGGTCAGGCAAGTCTTGGCTCTCCTCAAAGATAATAAGGTGTAATGTTTTACTTTCAGGCTTGCTGGTTTTACTTACAGGAAAGATATAGCAGCTTGTACCATTCGGCAGCACGAGGGTTTTCGCATTGCTTTCTTCTTTGGCGTAGCGTTCTGCTTCTGCGCCTTCATAGGTTTGCAGATCCGCTTCAGTCTTACGCAGGGCAAGCTTCAAGCGGTCAAAGTCAGTCTTAGCTTGTTCTGCTTGTGGGGCAAAGATAGCTATGTTAATCGGGCGAGAAAAAGCTTCTGTGAAAAATAGCATAATAAATTCAATCGTATGCACAACTGCGGTTGTCTTGCCTGACTGCCGCGAGAACTCTGCATGTATCTCTATCGGCTTGAGCTTCTTAATATCTTCTTCAGTAGCGTGGATTGTGAGCTGTAAGTTAGTAATAAGTGCGGCGAATATCTTACGCGCCAAGATAAGCTGGTAGGGATAGAGTACGAGATTATGTTTCGCTAGGAGGTGCTTCTGGAATAGCACCATCATTTTGTCCGTCATCTATCTCTCCCTCGCTAATCTTCACTGGGTCTATACCATAGGCTTGCAGCAGTATACGAATTGGATTATCGCCGCCCTCTATAATCTTTTTCTCACTGAATATGTCTTTCTCTAATCTCTCTAAGGCAAACTCGGCTCGAGTCTTATTCACCTTTTTGCGAACCCAAGCAGAACGCGCCTGGTCTACTCTATTCGCAAAATCTGTATCTTCGTTGCGCCAACGAATGATAGTTTTTTCATCTCTCCCAATAGCCATAGCCGCATACTTTTGAACTGGCACGTCTTTGAAGTACTCAACGTAATCATCTTTTAGCTTGGCTATATCTTCAGAAGTTTGTCTACTCATTTATTTCAATCGTTACCTTTATCGTAGTGTCTGGCGGAAGCTTACCAAAGTCAAGTATTCGCGGGTCTGATGTCTCTAAAACAAGTTGGTAAATGTTGTCAAGAGAAGATGATTTTCTTTGGCTCGTTCGCTTTATCTCTGCTACAAAATGATTACTCATATTTTCCCTTTCCAATAATTATTAACCACTGTGTCTAGCGCATAGTGCCAATCACGATGACATTCACCACAAAGAATCATAATGTTTGATGGCGTATCTTCACCACTAAGCTGTCTTGGTCTTACGTGGTGCATGTGCAAATCCTCTGTGCTGGCACAACGATTGCATGGAAGCTCTGACATACTAAGGGCAATCTTCTTGCGTTCTCTATATCGCCTTTTCTGCTCTGCAATAACGTCTGGTCGTTTGCGGCGATACTCTGAATTGTAGGCGTTAAGCTTGGCTCGGTTACGCTTTCGATACTCAGCTTTGAGATAAGATTTTGAACACTTTTCCGAGCAAAAAGAAGTCTGATTACCAGTAAGCTCTCGGCTACATTTCTTACATGATGGGTGTTCGTACATTTGAGCTTATTGTACCACTCCCCCGCTCCAGTGTATATACCACTTTTTTTATTTCTAACCTGGAGAGTGCGGTAGGGGAGTGGTCTATGTTCGGTTTTACAGGTATAGCCATTTTCGGTATGGGGGAGGGGAACAAAAAGCGTAAGTGTTCGGTTACTCATTGTTTTGTAATATACTCCCAATTAAGTCCTTATACTCATCTACGCTTTTGCGAACGTCATACTCTTTTCGGTATAACTGCCACAACGGAAGCACACTTTTATTACGTTCTGAGGCAGTTTCATAGCGCTCAACTTCTTCGGCAGTCGTAGCTACTGGCACACCGCATAAAATACTCTGGACTGGTCGATTGTTGCTCTTAAATCTGTCTTGCGGACGATTACCTTTTGGCAGAATAGCAATATCATGCTGCTGAATAATGTCGTACGCAGTCGCATTGTTCCAAAGCTTGAAATCATACTCGAATGGTAAGCGCGGATCATCATTACTTATGATTGTGAAGTCGAGCTTATATCTTTCGATTGCTGGGATTGCATAGCGCAAGAGTTCGGCATTGTGCGAATAGCCAAACCATACTGCCTTTTTAAGCGGGGTAGTGTGGTGCTTAATTGTTGGAAAGTCGTCAATGATAAAGCGGTCTGGAATACAAAGTACAGGCTTGTCTGTAAGCTGCCGAATGAACTCAGCCAGAGCTTCTGTGCTTGTAACTACTGCGTCCACCATACGTGCTGTTTCGGTTATATAGCAAGCTTTAGTTATAGCGCCTTGTCCAAGCCAGTCAGCGTCGCAAATATCTAAAATACTCGGCACACCCATTTCGCCTGGCATAGTATAAGCTGCGGATCTAAACGTTTCGCCTGAACGGTATACTTTCTGGAATATCATTACATCTGGCTTCTCGCCGTATTTATATAAGTGCAGCTCATTCCAATACCTCATCAGGTTATTTATGCGAATTTTAGTTGACCCAATGTTCTTTTTGTTGTGAAACTGCTGAAACGTGAATGCTGCGACTGATCTCATGTCTGACTCCAAACTTTTTTACCACTCCACTCAGGGCGTTCTCCTGCTGCGACTTTTGTAAGTATCTCATATAAGTCCGCCTGATAGCGTTCTTCTGAAAAATACTCTAGTGCAGTTTTCTTTCCTGCTTGTCCAATAATCTCTGCTTCTCGGAAATTATGATTTACAAGTTGGTCTATAGTTTCGATGTAACTCAAAGGATTATCGGGCATAATAAAGCCATTCTTACCTGTTTTAATAAATTCATCTGCATTATGATAACGGCTTGATAGTACACATGAGCCAGAGAGCATAGCTTCTGTGCGGCTACGCGGCATGGGCGAGTCCTTGAAAGGAAAGATTGTTATCAGCGCCCGCCCGATTGTTTCCTTATAGTCCTGCCAATCTACTACGGCATAGTTTACGTTTGTGTGCAGCACTTCTAAGCCTACTCGGTCTGGTAGTCCTTCTTTAATATGTGAGATAAGCTGCCGATTATAATACTTATCAAGCCCAGCGGGGGAGAGAGGAAGTACAACAAGCGGCTCTTTCGGCAGATCTAGCCAATCATTTTGCGTCATGCCATGAATAAGCGGGTAGCCCCAACCCCACCTATTTACGCTCTCGTAACTATTCACAATCATAAAGTTATCGCCCACAAGCTGCTTCATGCCGTCTATGTGGCGTGGCTTGCCCTTGCTGTCGATTATCTCACCGCCGTTGATCACAATATCTTCTGTGTAGCGCTCACCCCACATTGGCGTTCCATGATTTATCACAATCTTCGGAATGTCCTGAATTACTTCGTTGAGGTGGCGATACAAATGTCCTTTGCCAATTTGCGGATCTACACACTGCTGGTCTACTGACAATATAGCCACATCATACTTGCCTGGCTCGTAATAGCTTGCCCACTTAAGATGTTCGGGCTGTTGTCTGTGCGAGTTTCTACCCCAACGCCTTACATTGTTTTGCAGATACGTAAACTCTACGTCATAATTTTCAGCGAGCTTAAGCTGCTCGTAGTTATTGCCTAAGTGATTTAGTATGCCGAATACTCGTAGCTTGCTCACAATAATTTCTCCTGATTAGGTTGCTTTATCCAGTAAGCAATCCGAGCTTCAGCTATAGGAATGTACTCCTCGGTAAGTTCTACCCCCTCGACATACTCCCAACCTGCTTGCAATGCTCCAATCATCTCCGAGCCACTACCTGAGAACGGTACGAGTAGTCTACCGCCTGTGGGTGGTTTGATTAGGGTTGCTAGGTATTTAGTTAGGGATAGGGGTTTAACTGTGGGGTGGTGGTTGGCTCTTGCTGTTGGTGATGACTTGGGCGTACTTCTGCCAGGGTTATCCTTAAACTCGCCCATTAAAGGTTTAACAACTTCCTCAAACCCCTCTAGCCCTGCATTACGTTCACTCTTAGAGGCTTTAGCTGTGTAGAAGAAGCGTGAGGCAGAGCCAGAGTCGCCAAAAGAAGCGATTGAGTTGTTTATTGTTTTGCTGCTAAGCAATGAGTTACCACCATATACATTAGATTTGCGATGGTGTGGTTCTATCTTGCCGCTCTTTGTCTGCGGGAACACCGCCTCTACTTCATCAGAACCGTCATGGATAAGATTACTTGGCCATCTTCCTGCGTTTACGATACTCTCTGGCTGCGATACGACCTGCTTCGAGTCTATCTTCTCTTGTTCGGTGTTTAAGTTTGTGGTGGCTAAGGTGGTCTGACTTACTGAGCAAGATAAGGTTTTCGGGTCTGTTGTCTGTTCTGATTTTGTTGATGTGGTGTACTTCGTATCCTTTTGGCTTGTCTTGTCCGTTGATTGTTTCCCATACCCAGATATGCTCGAACTTGTGCTGGTATTTTCCATTGACGTTACGTCTGAGCATGACATATCCGTTTTGTATGTATCGCCCTGCTGTTTCCCAATCTGATTTTCGGAATCCTGCGTAGCGACACTCTCTTGAGCAATATTGTTGTATTGGTGTTTGTCTGCTGGTTGATTCTTTACCGCAGTTTGAGCAGGTAAAGTTGTAGAGTTTTCTTGGCATACCTCTATTATATCATAGGGAAGCTTCCCTGTCATTGTATTACTTGGTATTCTGCACTTGTCAATCGCCAACCCACCAGTACCATGCTTTAAGACGTTGTTAGCTACTGTACCCTCTATAGGTTTACGAGCTAGTACACAAGGTTCGTGAGCTGGTTTAAGAGCTGTGCCGTAGCCTTCGTAGGGTGATGTGCCTTTGGTTGTGTTGTAGGTTTCTGGGTGGTCGTTATAATCAGTTGCCCTTTTACCTTGTACATAGTTGAAGTTGTCCATACCAGTCATTCCATGCTTGGCTTCACCCGTTACTTCTCGCTCATTACCCTGTATCTTATCTACAGCCTTGCCTATATTCAGCGACTTAGGAAATCCTGAGCCATAGACCCACTCAATCATGTCCCTAATCTCAAACCCTGCATCTTCTATAGCTACTGCCATACGGTGATAAGTTCTACTTCCTGAGAAGGCTAGTAAGTGTCCACCTGGTTTTATTAGCTTGAATAGGTCTGCCCACATCTCCGTATCAAACGCTATGCCTGATGAATCCCAGCTCTTGCCCATGAATCCTAGCTCATACGGTGGGTCGCAGAGAATACCGTCAAACAGTTCTCCCTCGTAGTTAGCTGCCCATTCCTTGATGTTGGCGTGGTTGATTTTGTGCCGCATATCATAACCCCATCTTGTATAGCATATCTTTACTCTCAATAATCTCTTGGCGCTTGGTGTATTTGTTGCTGGACTTCTTAGCAGCGTCAGCCTTTGCTGTTTCAATATATGTATGCGTAAAGCCTTGCGCCCTGCTTCTTGCGCGCACTTCTTGCGATAATGATCCATAGAGTGTGCAACGTTCTGAGAACATACCCATTTGTATAATTTCTGCCCGATATATACAGCTAAAGTTTTCCACAAAGTCTTTTTTACCGCCCTTATTACCATATAGCCATTGCTTAGGCGCTGCGTGCGCAACAAACTCTGCGACTGCATTTGGCTGCATAATCTGGCGCTGATCATCAAACACTACTATATCGCCAGTCGCTTCTATAATGCCTAGATTGCGGGCGCGGGCTAGCCCATAGTCATCTCCAAAGCTATTGAGGTACACGACAGGCTTCGCGGTCATTCCCCTGAACTCACTTACAATACTTACTATCTCTGGATCATTGCCGTCATCTGAAACTACAATCTCAATATTCTTATACGTCTGGTTTTCTATTGCTACTAAGCAAGCGAGAAGCGTGCGTGGATCACTTGCAGTAGGCACAATAACACTAACAGGCGTTTCATCAGACTGCATTTGTCGATAGAGTTTCTTGTAAAGCCAAGCCCTGCGCTGGTCGGTGTAGCTCTTTACGGTTTGCCATGCCTTTTGCGATAGCTCGCGCAAAGCTTTTTTATCTGCAAGCGCCTTAAATATGAGCTTGGCAAGTGCTTCCACATCTTCTTTTTCGTTTGGGTTTAAGATAAGATTTTCGCCATTATATAAATCAGGTACGTGTCCAACATTGCGCGAGAGAACAGGCACGCCCGAGAACATTGCTTCTAAGATTGGCATTGTGCCGCTCTCGAAGTTGTCCTGCGAATTGCATACGTGCAACGTGGCTTCTGAATACGCCTTAGCAAGCGCCTCGTCAGATATGTCTTGAGAGAATGTGGTCGTGCGGCACGCTGCAACTTGAGCGAAGTATGCTGGATCAGATATATTACCGACTAAGTGAAAGCTCACATTCAACTCTTGGCACGCTTGCGCAACTTCGAGAATGCCCTTCTTAGCTTCTATGCGGTTTGCCACCATGAGAACAGTATCGTGGCTCGTAGCTTCTTCTCGGAATGTATAGTTTTTAGGATTGCGGGTAATAGGGTGGAATAGCACATTCTTATAGCCACGCTTCAGATCTGCTTCGATACTCTTATTGCAAGCTACAATGTAATCATAACTGCTCCAATCTCCGTCTATTGAATAAGGATTGAAGTGCCGCAGAATGCTTGGCTTGTCCTTCAGCTCTGGCAAGTGAGCGCGTAACATCTCAGCAGTTCTAAAATAGTGATAGTCAATAATATCTGCTTGTGAAGCTAATTGCACAAAGATTGCGATGTCCTCTTGGCTTGGGCGCTTCGGGTGAATAGCTATCACTTTGTAATCGTAACCATTCATGTATGGAGCTACGCCAGTAGCGAGCCGATCTATCGCGGTATTCTCTTTATCGGTTACAGCAAGTATTTTTATCATTAGTGCCACTCCACGAGTTTTACGCCTGCGCCACGTATGGCTGCCATAAGCTCATTTTTATCAGTCGTAGTATACTCGCGGACTTTATTCGGGTGAAATTCGCACCACAGCTCGTTGATTACGCCAATGGTTTTGTCATTTAGCATTTTATTAAAAATTGGAAACTCTGCGCCTTCAGTATCTGACTTCACAATCACATACTGCTTCTCGAATTGCTGCACCCATTCAGTAAAATCAAAAGTCTGCATGGTTTGTATTTTACTCTTACCCCAAATTTCTTGCTTCCCCTTCATAAGTGTAGACCCCATAGGATCAGCAGCCTGATCTACTGCAAACTCCATTTCACCGTCCTCAATCCATGCTGCCTGATTGCTTATCTGTTTTATCTGCGGTGTGGTGTCCATCAGCTCGTTGAGCTTCATAAAAAACTTCGGGTTTGGCTCGAAGGCGTATATAGCAAACTTGCTGGCGGGCGCTGGTAAGTCTTGAGCCTTAGTAAGAAAGTATTGAATTGAGTCGCCGTCATAAGCACCTAAGTCAATAAATATATATTTCACTTTGCGAACTCCACTATACACTTACGCGAGCAATACTTGCCATGCCCTGCGCGAAACTGAAAACCAGGCACTTCAAATATTTTTTTGCAGTTATTACATTCGACTATAAACCATGTACCGTTTTTTGCGGTTGTTTTTTGATTGACTGGTTTCTTATGGATAGCCATGTGCTGCTCTCTACTCACCACCATTAGATTATTAAGTTTGTTATTTTTCTTATCACCATCTATATGATGTATATGCTCTGAGCTACTTAACTTTCTGCCAAGTGCGCGCTCTACTATCACTCTATGCTCTCTAACATACTTTTTACTGTCTTGCTCTTTAACTAAAACATATCCCCGATCATTGACGGTTTTGCCACCTTTCCATGCGTGGTGCTTAGCGCCTCTTGGTAGAGCATTTTTAAGCTTTTCTAGTGTCTCTGGGGTTTTTTTAACGCCAGTAGAGTGCTTTCTCATAATCTCAGAGAAGCACTGACTCGAGCATGTCTTGCCAGTATATTTTAAGAACATGCTACCACAAACCTCGCATTTTCTTTCTTTCATAAATTAAGTATATATCCATCATAGTTACTTAGTAAAGGTGCAAATATATCCAAGTGTATTATGGTCATACTCTTTCGCTCCACGCAAGCGTTCCACGCTATTAAAATGCAAAAGCCCATAACTATCAGGTTTACGCTTCGTTACATTTACAACCTTAAGATGTGCAAGTTCGGCATACTTCTTAATCCCAGCGAGCGTATAGCGCAAGTAGTCCTGCTCGATAGGCTGATGAACAGGGTAATAAAAGGGGAAGCTGGCATATATTCTGCCTGTTGGCTTGAGAATGCTCGCGAGATTTTTCATCGCCCGCACAGGATCGTACACGTACTCAAATACTTCTAAGCAATACACCGCGTCAGCCATGCCTTTATAGCCATCTAAGATTGGAGCGTGCAGGTTTATATCTACTGCCACATCAGGCTTCTTTCCCTTATGCGGATTAGGCAAGTCAAAAATAACATACTCGCTTACTTCCCAGCTCTTTACGCGGCGTTCTAATTGCTCTTGCGATCCGCCAACGTCATAGACTGTTCCTGCTTTTACTTCTTGCTGCGAAAGCCATGTATTTAAGCTCTCTCGGTAGCTAGACGACATTTGTAGTACCCCTGTTATTATAATGGTTTCTTCTTGCTTCATTTCTGCAAATACGGCAATCCCTATCATTAGGTCTGTCTGGTCTATGATAAGTATTTTCTAAATTATATTCATGTCCTTTAGGACAATGCGTTTTTGATTTTTGGCGCTCTCTGAGAATTTGTGGCAATAAACCACGCTTAGTATTTTCACTCCTCGTTACAGCTTCAAGGTGATTTGGGTTTACGCAATTTCTTTTTCTACAAAGATGATCAATCTCTAAGCCATTGCTTATCTCGCCTTTGTAGAATGTATAAGAAAATCTGTGCGCATATACTTGCTCTTTACCGTTCCAGTAAATCCCATAGCCGCCAGGCGTAGTGTGTGCAAACCAAAGCCAGCAATCATCAACATATTTTATCTTGTCTAAAAATCGCTTATTCATGAAAGCATTTCGAGGTAAGCTTTTACCATTCTATTGCTATCAAAATACAAAGCGCCATGCTCATCAAACATCTGCATAATCTCATACGAGCCGCCAGTGTTCGCCATATTGTACGGATCGAGTATCTCGCAACCGCAGCACAAAGCTTCAATAAGCGTATTCGAGCAAGCGTCATTAAAGTAAGTGTAGATAAGTTGGTCAGTGTTTCTATAAATATCTGCAAGCGCACGCGGATCCTGCACCACGCCCAAGTATTGAAACTTCTCATTGCGATAGAAGTCAAAGTTATATTCCCGCAGCTCATCGGAGAACTGCCCGATAATAGTGAGCAAGCTCGAGGGATCGACTCTGTATTCTCGCTCATAGATATACCGCGCCATCTCCCAGTTCTTCGTCTCATCTCTATTAAACCGAGAGTATAGATAGCGGTTGACTGGCGACTCATGCCGATTGCTGTCATTGAAGATAGAGAGGTCGCAGCCGTTATGTATCACCGCCCACTGCTTCGGCACAACCCAGCCCGCAAGTAAGTCTTTTGCGAACTCGCTTTGATACACCACCACATCAGCCATCAGCGCAAAGTCCTTCATGCGGCTCATGCCTGTATTGCGGTTGCGAGAATTACGAATAATATTATCAAGCCGTAGAATAATAAACTTACCATCTGCTTTAGCTCGATTTACTTCTTCGCGCTCCACCATAGAAGGGCTAGGAATGACATACACTTGGCTTTCTTCATAGCTGCCTACCCTGCCGCCTAAGCCCTTTGCGAACTCTCGCGCCCAAGTCCAACCACCGCCCAAGCGGTTAGGCTCGTATTTAGCTATGTGGATCTTAGGCATGAGCATATGGTGCTACCAGTTTTATAAATTGCAGCACGCGATCCCACTCGCCCTTGCGATGTATTTCTTCTCCATGACCCCAGAAGTGCAAGCGTACGGTGTTGGTGTGAGCATGGTCTATGCCTCGCTTTAATTTAGCTTCTGCATATGTGAGCCAATCAACGCCATACTCTGCTCTATCGAAGCCGATATGTGCAGTCGTAACACGCTCATAAGGGTTTTCATCTTTATAAATATTGCCAACTTTTACTGTTCGAGCTGACTTGTAGCCCGCAGCTTTTACTTTCTCAACAATGCTTTGATCGTAATAGCCTCTCGCATAGCAGAAAGAGTTGATAGGCTGGTCGAACATATCTTGTAGCATTCTGCGGCTATCAAATATCTCTTTGTCTTGCAGCGCTGGGTCTATGCGAGTGAGCAGCAAGTGATCCACGCCATGCGCTCCAATCACAAAGCGATCCGCGACTTCTTGCGCTTGTGCTGGTGTCATCGGCTCTATGCCTTTGCTTTCAAGATACGTGATCCAATGCGCAGGCAAGTACATTGTAGTTTCTATATCGTACTTCTCGAGTATCTTGCAAAGCTTGTAATCATATACTGATCCGTCATCAAGCGAGAATGTTATACTAAGCTTCTTCATTTTGCTGTTTGTGATATTCGTTTAAGTCTAAGATCGCATTTATCATAAACGCCATATCACCCGCCTCTACGCTCTCCGCATAGCTTGCGAGAGCTTGCACGTCTTTATCCCAACACTTGCTTGTCCAGCCACGCTCAAAGCCAATAGCTCTTGTGTGCATTCTATCTATGCGCTTATCTGAAGTCCAAGCTTGATGAATACGAATAGGGTTAGAGTTAGATTTCTCTGCTAACGAATAAAGCGCATTCACGAATGTAACCTTGAAAGCTCCCCAGCTATTCTCTACGAGCTTTGTTATCTCGGCTTCGCGGGCTGTAGTGATGTGGATCTTAATATCTGGCGACATATAGCGCCACATAATCTCTGCGCACGCAGTTGCAGTTTTTTCTTCTCCGCCCACAATAAGCATTTCATGCCTACGCGGATCTTGTTGGTCTGGGTACTTCCAGAAGTGTACAGGGTAGTTTCCTTCGCCTATGAACTCAACCGATACGGCAATTCGCTTACCTGTTTTCTCTACGAGCTTATCTACTGTGCCTGGCATGAGTGCGGACTTAATTAAAATAAGCGGCGTATCGAGCCACTCAATAACTTCTTCAACAATACTCATATCTAATTCGCCGTTGGCATTTAGATTTGTTGGCACACATACAAGCGCTATGTCGCAGGCGTTGATCTCAT